GAAACATGAACTTGGTTGCTGGTCTATAATCATCCCAGTTAAGTTCTTTGTTCTCTAGGTATGCCTGTGCTGCCTCATGAAAATCAGTTCCACGAGTAGTGGCTTTCTTTGTAATTCTATTTGCTTCTTCTATACCTACTCTCTTTCTCCACTTGATAAAGATATCACGATTATAAAAAGATGTTACTGAAGTAATAGAAGGAACCCACTCTCCAGAAGGGACTTGATAAAGTCTGCAACCAGGAGTTTCTTTCTTTTCTAATTCAATATCACCAAGAAAATTACAATGCTCAAAGGTCATAAATTAAGTTCCAGTTTTGAAATTAGATATTCCTTACAGAGTCCTGAACGTACAATATCTTCCACTCCAAATTCAATAATGTCAACTGATGGCATTATTCTTAGAACTCGCATGAAATCACTGATACCATTTCTTTCATTCTGTTTAAGAAGGTCAGTCTGAGTAGCATCACCACAGAACATAATCTTGGTGTTCTCTCCTACCCTTGTTATTATACTATCTAACTCATGAAAATTCAAGTTCTGGAATTCATCTACAATAATAATAGCATTATCAAATGTAGTACCACGAATGAATGAAGTACTCCAGAAGTCAATCGTTCCCTGAGTCTTCAAGTTTGCATACAGCATTTGGAAATCAGCCTCTGTACGCATCTCAAACATATACTTCACCATATTCTTATAAGGAATCTGATAAAGTAATGACTTATCATCATGATCGCCAGGTAAGAATCCAATCTCCCTAGTAGCAACAAGTGATCTTACAATAAAGATTTTTTCATATGGAGTTGTGGTATCCAATACATCCTGAAGAGCATTATATAAAGTGATGAAGGTTTTACCAGTTCCTGCTGCACCATAGGCAACAAGATTCTTACCACTTGCATAAGAATCAAATAATAGTTTCTGATTATCGGTGAGAGGTTCAATGTCCCTCATCAAATCAGTATTAATTGGTTTTTTTCTTTTCATTTGCTTAGCCGTTAAACCTACTCCAATAGGTTGGTCACCATTTTTTTTCTTTCTTGGCATATTCCTTAGTCCACATCAAAGGCAGATTGAGTTGAAGATTCATAAGATCCCTTCTTCGCTAATCTTCCAGAGATACCTCCAGACTTTTCAGCCTTACTGAGGACTTCTCCCCATCCAGGATTCTTATTCACAAGTTTATCTCTCCACTCTCCAACTTCTCCAGTACCAGGCATAGTAGAAGGGTCTGACCAGTCTCTAATCCAATCTGGATTATCTTCACACCATTGAGTCCACTTAGTGACACTCATTGCTACTTCTTTCTGTTCACCAGTTTTCTGATTAACGACAGGGTATGTTGCCATATGAATACAATAAGGTTTACGATTATTTATGAAACCCAGTCAAGAGCTTCGGACACTGAAGGAAATTGTTCAGTAAAAACCTTCCTACATCCCTCTGCAATCACCATATGTTCCTTCTGAGTACCGTGTGCTGAACGTAGATTAATATAATGTATCCAAGAACGACATGAACCAGTCATGTAGATTCTGGTAGGGGTACAGAGTGGTAATACCATTCTAGCACACTCTTTAGCAACACCAGCATCTAACATCTGTGTATAAAGACTCTTAGCAGAACTAAAGAGAGTAATCATCTGACGTTCAAATTTATCAGCTATCTCAGGATCCAAATCATCAGTAGAGTTTTGACGATTCTTTGCATCCTGTCTACGAAGTTCTGGTAAATCAATCTCACCCAATGCAGTACTAGCAGCATACCTTTGAGAGAACTCTTGAAATGTAAAACTTCTA